TCTTCCCGATCAACGTCGGCAGGATCCTGGACAACATCAGCCTGCCGCACATCAGCGTCGACGGGGGCGAGGCGCCCTATGGACTGATGGGCAGAGGTTATCCTCCCAGCTTCGGCATCAGCTGGAATGCCAAGGGCGGTATCTTCGACGGTCCGCAGATCATCGGCGTCGGTGAGGCGGGGCCGGAAGCAGTTATTCCGTTATCCGGTGAACGCGTAAAGCCTTTCGCAGAGGCCGTGGCCGACGCAAGAGAGGAAGATTATGACGCACTCGGAAACGTCGTATACAGGGCAGTATCGGCCGCGCTGGATCACTTTGATATGAAGTTGCAGATAGGCAGCCGTGAGTTCGGCCGCGTTCTGAGAGAGGCAGGTGCATTATGATGCAAACGCAGATTAAATACATCGCCTCTTCCGGGAATACCTACGACTTGACAACCAAGGACATCCTGACGCGGGTGGCTGATTATTATGATTGGTCGTGGAAGCCGGAAGGAGCGAAACGGCAGTACGGCTCGCGGGTATCGAGCTTCTCGAGGGACGCGGCACAGTACGAGCCGGAGCTCATTTTCGGCCGCAACCAGAAGGGACTGAGGAAGCTCATCCAGGCGTTGCACAACGACTTCGAAAACGACCTGCGGCGGCTGAAGCCGGGCAGGATCGTCTGGGGAGACTGGTATCTTGACTGCTTTATCAACGGCTCCAAGGTCGACAACGTCAGCTATTGGAAGTGGATAGCAAACAAGATTCAGATTTACGGCCCTTATCCATTCTGGATCAAGGAAGAAAAGGTCGTGCTGAATGCGGCCGGGGATGTGTCGGGAGATTTCCTCGACTATACATTCGACTATAACTACGATTACGCAGCCGGAGCGATCGGCGAAAAGATCGTTTATTCCGAATCGCCGTTTACTTCTGAATTCAAACTTGTGATCTACGGAGAAGCGGTCAATCCCAGAATAACAATCAACGGTTATCCTTACGTTCTGTATACGACTATACCGGCGGGCGCTTACGTCGTGATCGATTCCCGGCAGAAGACCATCATGATGTACCAGAACGGAACCAAGACGAACATCTTCGATTACCGGAACAAATCAGATTCGATTTTTGAAAAGATCCCTGCAGGAAACCTGCGAATCGTCTGGGATTCCGCCTTTGGTGCAGACCTCACGATATACAGAGAACAGGTAGAACCGGAATTCGAGGAGGTGCCGTATGAATGACATCATCGTAGCGAATCCGGACGGAACAGAAGTGAGAGTGATGCTGTTCGATATGTACGACTTTGAGGTCGGCGACGAAGAGAACAGCTTTTTGATCACAAGTCCAAGGGCCGAGTGGGAAAGAGTTGAAGAAAATTCGAGGATCTATATTCCTGGCACGGAATACGGAGGACTGTACAAGCGCCTTGAATCGGATACAAAGAATAACTCCGTGGCAGTAGGCGGGCTGACATGGCGGGGAATGATGCAGAAAAAGATCATTTCACCCGCCTCAGGCGCCGACTACGCGACAGACTCGGGAGAACTGAATCAGATTATCGGGGCGAGAGTGAGCGCAGCATTTCCGGGGCTGTTCTCCGGCTCCAGTGAGTCGACAGGCGTCACGGTTAATTATCAATATGCTCGATACTGCACACTTTACGATGGTCTCAAGGCATTGCTCAAGAGCAAAGGATACAAGATGCAGATCGTCTACGACCTCGAGCGAAAAAAGGTCGTCGTGTCCGCAGCGCCGATCGTGGATTACTCCAGAGAGATCGAGTATTCGAGCGATATGAACGCGGACTACACGATGATCATAAATCGCACCGGAATAAATCATCTGGTTTGTCTGGGGCAGGGAGAACTAAAGAACAGGATCGTCGAGCATCTTTACGTGGATGGCAGCGGGAACATATCGCAGCGACAGACATTTTTTGACGAGGACGAGATCGCGGAAGTCTATGACTATGCAGGAGCTAGCAGAGAGGACCTGATACAGTCGGGAATCGACCAGCTCGTCAAGGAAATCAATCTTAACGAATTCCGAATCGAGATTGAATCGGAGCGGGAGGTGCAGATCGGTGACATCGTGGGAAGCCGTGATTATGTGACCGGACACACAGTGTCCGCGCCGATCACGACGAAGCTCGTCAAATTCGAAGACGGATTCGCGAAGATTGAATATAAACTCTCGGACGACGTGACGGTCGAGAGCATATAGAGAGGTGATTACACATGAATATCATCACAGGATACAGAGGAGAGCCTCACATTACATCTCAGCAGGACCGTAATGTAAATATTGGCATCTTCGGCAGCGGCACACACATCGTTAATGTGGGATCGCAGATGGCGGCGACGATCGTGAGCGCAAATGAAATCACGATCGCGGACGGCCTTATGGTAGCAGAAGGATGCACGGCGACCATCGAGAGAGGCACGACTGAGTCGATGATGATTGAGAACGGCGCCCAGGGAATGCTCCGCAAGGACCTCATTGTCGCCAGATACACAAAGACATCCGGAACGGGCGTGGAAGATATGCAGCTCGCGGTCATCACCGGGACGCCTGCGGCGAGCGCTCCGGCTGATCCGGTTTATACATCCGGATCCATCGCAAACGGGGACGTGCTCGTGGAATTCCCGCTGTATCGTGTCAGCATCAACGGTATCAACGTCGAATCCGTTACGAGAATCCCCAGCCTGATCTCGCTGCCAGAATCAATGGAAGAGATGCAGACTGCGCTCACTGATGTAGTGAATAGAATCACCGCACAGGAGACGAAAACTGATGGAATCGTGCGAACTTACACATTTTCTGTGGCGGCAGGCGCATACGACTTCAAAAAATTCCCCGCCTCGACGATCATGTTGATTGTCAACTCAGCCTATCCGAGTGCCGATATGAAAGGCATTTATTTGATCGGAGTGGCCGGAAACGGCAGAATCGGGATCAAGGCAATCAGTGCGGCGGCAAAAGTAACCGTGCAGGAGTCAAAAAGCGGGAATGATTATTTGATTGGCGTGCATAATGCGGGTAACGCCTACATTAGGACAACGTACATTGTTACGTATCAGCTTTGAGGAGGGAGGTAGGACATGGCATTAACAACGCTTGAGACAAACATCGTATTGGATGTTTATGATCATGACGGCACACGACCGTCGATGAAGTCTATCGCCCTCGACGATAACACACGGTATGTCTTTGCGAGGCTCACCTATCAAGGCGAGACTTACGACATCGGTAGCACTGCGACCGTCAAGCTGATCATCATCCGGCCCGATAAGGTAGGAGCGCAGATCGAAGGCGAAGCAAAAGAAATCCAGATGGGACAGGCAGACGAGAGCATCGTTACCGTTTATGGTGCTTACGCTGAACTGGATCAGCCCGCCATTGCTGTCGCGGGAACGCTCCTCGGTCAGTTCGTCATCACTTCTGGTGACCAGATTTTGCGGTCGCAGATTTTTGCCGTCAATAATGGAGAAGCCCTCGACAGTGATACATGGGCGGGGCAATATGACGGATATAACCTCGACGAACTGGTGGCAAAAGTCGATAATGCCGTGGAGAAAGTGGACGGCATGGAGGCTGACGTTAGTGAGTTAAAGAGCGGTTTATCAGACCTCCATGTCGAGACAGAAGTGCCGATTAACCTGTGGGTTCAAGGCACAATCATCCTAGACACTGGCGAAGTTTCAAGTTCCCCATACAGATGCCGAAGTTATGGATATTACACGGCTCGTGACTTGGGCTATGGCACTGCCAAAATCACGATCAAAAGTGGACTTCGGTTGATGGGTGCAGCATGGGACGAAAAAATGGAATATGCAGGCTCTATTTCCGATGACTGGGTGACTGGCGAACTGACTTTTGAAGCCAAAGAAGGATGGAGTTATCGCTTCATAGCAAGTAAACCCAAGGGCAGTGGATATATCACCCCTAGTGAATGCGTCGACGCCTTATATATTGTCAAAAACGGAATGACGGATGACACACTCAGCGTAAGCGGTAAGTCTGCCGATGCCAGAGCAGTAAAAGAAAGCATTATGCCGTCAACGTCTAGCTTTAACGGAAACACATCCACAATTATTGCCGCTAAATATTTCAGTTATATAGATGGTACTCAGCCTGTGGTTGACTGGTATTTACTTGCGGACTATGCGGGATACATCTATATTTCCAAAGACCTCAAGTCGAAGAAGTACATTTGTAAGTTGCCATACTGGTTTCAGTATAAGTTCGTTGTACGCCAAAATGGTGACATCATCGCTGTTTATCGCACAGAACTGCTGTCTGCGGA